CTTTTAATGGTCTTCCAGAGGCATCAATATACGCAATATACATGTATAACTAGGAAACCACAAGTTCAATAAATATACTCCGCAAATCCGATAGTTGTCAGAACTAACGATACAAAAGTATGAGCTGTTTTACAGCATAATATTAAAACAAGTATTGTAATGTGGTAAAAATGTCTAATGATAGTTTGGGAATCGGATTAGTGTTAGGAAATCTCGTGAGTATTCCCATAGCTATAGGTGCAGTTTGGTTTTTGGACAGAAGCTACAATGAGGGGTTAAAGGGTTCACAACTGGTTTCCAGAGGGTCATTTTTGGGCGAACTTCTTCGGGCGTCTGGGTTCCAGTTTCAAAATTCGATCAGGGTAGACAGATCAGTCTAAGACTTCAAAACCTAGAGTGGGAGGTGTACCAACTTAGGCAAGCCTATAGTGAACTCAAAGCGGGGTACACGGTTACACAAAGCAGAATAGAAAAGCTCGAGAGTGAACTCGAAGAGTTGTGGAATATAGCTTCTAAGATTCCAGAACTGAGGAAAAAAATTGGAAGCGATATATACCCAAATTCTTGCCATAAAGAAAGAGAATTTTCCATGATCTACATAGAACTTTCTAAAGCCGACTCTCTTCAGCAAATATTTTTTAACAACTCTCTATACACCGCCCAAAAAAGCCCTGCGAGTTAACAGCGATACTTCAAGTCCCTTTAAGTTGACAGAACCGACATTCCCAAAACTTTATATTTTGTTTTTTTGGCACCATCTCTCCACATCTTCCAAATTCATCTCACGGATTCGTTGAATGCCCTCCATTAAAGCGATTACATACAGTATGGAACGGGAAATTCGAAACCCTCGTTTTGATTTGACGCGTTGCTGGTCGAGTCTATGTAGCTCCTTCTCAAACTCCCACTTCCAGTCAGATGGCAAAACAAAGCTGATGTGAGTTTTATGTTTCTTAATGGGCAGGAGTCATCTCCCCAGCTTTCTGTATGCGGTTCCACGAGTTAAAACGCCCAATTCTCTGCGCGTTTCAGAGATTATTTCCGCTAAGCGAGGGGGCTCAGCAATCAGCGTCAAAAGACTCTCAAACTCCCCTTCATCATTCATGTGATGGTCCACTGACTGAATGCGATAATTCCCATCAATATTTTCGTTTGAACTCACCACGTGAATGGTTTCTCCAGCCACAATGTTGGGATCACCTATCACCATAACTTTCAAAAACTCTGTGGGGCTCTTTCGATAGTTCAGTTCAGCGGCAGCCACTTTAGAGCAAGCATCATCCGAAACCAATGTTTCATCTGTGATAGCTAACTCTCTCAACCCATATTTTGACTGGCTCACAGCGTCTTCTTCCACGCCGCTCCAACGGCATTTGTTAAAGAACAGGTTGTCAACGCGGAAGTCAACTCCAACCGTTGTGCTTATGTAGAAGGATAGTTTTTTCACGTTTTCCCAATCAAACGGTTGACTGTTGAATATGTCGTGTTCCCACTGGTCGCTATGTCTTCTTCCAGTAGGAAAGTTTTGTAGACTCCATTTGCCATTAGATATTTGGACACTCCGTCGAACAATCATCCCCGCTATGTCTTCAAGTTGAATTGTGAAATATTCTCCATAGTCCTGTGGCTTAAGTTGAAACGTCAAACTCGGATACAGATTACAGTTAACTTCTTTTCCCGCGTTTAAGGTGAAAACCAGAACTGTACCGCTACCACCCGATGTTTTGATGCTGTATGAACCCATTACCTTGTCCGTGCTGTCAAGAGAAAGAGCGGAGCCTCCCCCACCCACGCTCCAAACTCCATCTGCAGGAGTTAAAGATTCTGTCCAAACATCCTTGTCCAGAGGAAGCGGTTTAGAAGCCTCTCCGTAAACATAGATTTTGTTGCGAATCCGTTCAATAGCCGTCTCGTGTTCACATAGCGTGATGATTCCGTCTAGGGAAACGGCGCTCGCATATTTGTCTCTTGGAAAGAATTTGATGTCGCCTTCTTCGCATTTAAAGTCATATCCGATAACGCCGCTTGCGTCCTTCGCTGTTTCAGCGATGTATTTGATGATTTCCCACGCTGGCTTATTCTTATAATCCTCATTCACGTAAGTGCTGGTGGTCGCCTCAACTCCAACGCTTTCCAAGGACGTGTAGTTCGCCAGCACATCCTTAATGATTTCAGAGCCCTCTTTGTTCTTATACTCTTTGGTGACTAAACGATTGAACAACTCCGCGCCCAAGTCGAGTCCTCTTAGGCGCAAATAATGTTGAGGACCACGTGGCGTGGCTTCAGCTCGTTTGGCAACCGAGCTGATTCTGCCCTTAAAAACCTTGATAAATGGCTGTCCTGTTCGAGACATCGCAACCTCGATTAGGTCTCCAACGTTGATTTGATCCGTGTATTTGGCATCATAGTTTTGGATGAGACAGTTAACTGAACCCACCTCTTCAGTTACTGCTAAATGAACGTTTAAATCAACGACATCTAGGTCGTCGGAGGGTGTCAACATGGTTTTCTCACAGACCTTCACGTAGTCAAACTTCACGTGTTGATCCGCTGATCCGTTAACAGTTAACACAATTTCATCAACGTCTCCAAGGTATGGAGGCGATCCCACACCGTCGTTTTGCAAGTCCACTGTTTTAATTCCTGTGTCCACAAACGTTTTGGAGGATTTCACGTTGCCAGCCAGTTTGGCTTCCAACTTCCACGAAGAGCCAGTTAACTCTGTGCATTTTATAATGGCGTATCTATGGGTTGACGTGTTAAAGCTCCAGCTTTTGCTCATCGAAGCGAAGTTATATGATGTGCTGATGGTTAGAGTTCCGATCTTTCCATCAGTTGATAGACTTCCCTGACTTATACTCCAGCCGGATGCAAACACGTCGTCAAAGTGTTTTACGCCTCTAAAAATGTCAACTCTGCATTGCGGATAGCCCATGCTCACGACATACCCCTTCCTGAGCGGAAACCAGATAAACACAGCGGCTTTGTGGAAGATCATTTTTCATCGCACTCACGTTCCGCTAGTAATATCCACCCCGCCTCGTGATTCGCTCATAAGCCTCCTCCTCCCTTCTCCTCCTTGCAGTCCGTTCACGACTTGCTAAGGCTGCATTGTATTCCTTCTGTGCTGCTGCAGCGTCCCGTGTGGTGGAGGCGAGCCAAGCCATGTACGCCGCGGTGGCTACGACCAAACCGGCTCCCAACGTTAACAGCGCCACCTTCATGGCTAGAGCAGTGTTAAACGCCCAAGTGGTGCTTGTGGCGATTGCAGTGGCAACAGAGTAGGCTTTCTCTGCGACTATTACGCCCCATTTTGTGCGTAGGAATGCTCCAAGAGCTGTTGTTACGGTTCCTAACGTGCTGATCCATCTTGCTGTGGACTGGTCTAATACGCCGAAGCCCTCGGCTACGTGTCCGATGACTGCGGTTAGGGCGCCCAATCCAGCGATTCGGGACCCGGCGCTTCTAATCTTTTCACCCATGCTTTCAGCGTCTCTTTGGATTCTTCCAAACTCGCTGCTGGCTCTATTCACGGCTCGTATTGTTATGGCTATGTCGCTGAAAGCCACGGTTATGAGCCTCCCGCTTCATGGATAGCATTGTCGATGCCACGCTTGATTATTTCCACCAGCCTTGGACGATATGTCTCAATGGTTTGGCTGAGAAAACGACGACCACGCATGTAGCGGGTTCCAAACTCCACGAAAACGGCGTAGGGTGCGGTTGCGCCGACCCTTAACCTCCACTCTTGCACCTTAGCGTATATGGATGCTCGTAGGCGGCCAGTTTTGACTGGAACGATCTGTTGCGCCATATTTTTCATGTCAGCGCCTAGTTTTCTGAGTTGTTGGTGAACGTTTCGCCATATGTTATGGTCCAGCCTTTCCATTTTCGTCTTGAGTTCTTCGATTCCTTTCTCCTCTAACTTTATTTCAATGGACATGGGGGGCTCCTCGCTTTGCCTTTTCAATTTCCTCCTCGGTTTGTTGGTCCACCTCGTTGAGGATCACAATGAATTCTTCGATGGTTTTGGCGGGTTGAAGTTCAAGTTCTTTGGGTGTCCAGCCGAACTCTTTGCACAATCGAAACTTGGTGAGGCTCGGATGCGGTTTTCCACGTCTCATCGCCCTCACGAGTTTTTTGTTTCCTCCAGTGTCAGGCTGCAGAGGCGGTTCACGACGTTGCTGAAGAGTTCTCCGAGTTCTATCGGGATTCCGTTTTCTTCGTCCATCAACTTTTCAAGGGTGATGGGTTTGGTTTCTGGCTGTTCCTTTAGTGAAGCCCATATTGTTTCCGCTTGAATCGCTGGAAGGTCACTGCTCATGACTTGACCTGTTGTTGGATGATACTTTGTGTATTTCGTTATGATTCGACTTCGTTTCATCCAAGATATCTCCTTGAACACGTACTTGCCAGCGTATTCCTCGCCGAATCGACTATCCAACTCCACGGTTTCTGTTCTCATCTAACAGACCGCCTCTAGGTTATGGACAGCCCACGCGCTTCCCACTCTAGGGTTTGCGCAACCGTGTCTTCTATGCGGGTTGGAAGCCGGCTTGAGCGCCATTTGCACCCTGTGAAAGAAAAGCTTGTTCCACCTATGTTGAAATCCAAAGTAAACTCGGTGTCGCCCAGAATGTCATCTAGCTCAGCCTTTGACTCAAAATCAGCTCGAACCATCCCCTGCAACACTTCATGTCGCTCTGGCAAGCTCTTGATCAAGTAAGGCGTAGATGATCGGATGACTGGTTGACGCTTGAGGTTGTTGCCAATTTCAAAGCTGAAGTCGCTGAAACGGGTGATTTCCACGGTATCCTTAGTCACCGTGCAGTCGCTTCCCGTCAACGGATTAGCTGAAGGCTCAGCCTCGTAGCTGGCTCCGATTTTAGCGGTTCCAACAGCCACATCTTGTCCAACTAGTTCAGCTGTCACTTTCACTGGGTTCTCGATTGAAACGTCAACTCTTACGTGGTTGATTTTGCATCCTTTATGGTTTAAACTGATGATGCTTGCTGTTTTTTCATAGAAAACCTCGACGCTCATAGACTTCAACGATGTTGCATAGTTGAGGAAGGTCCAGTTCTGCGGCACATAAACAACCTTCAAGTCGACGTGTCGTATCCCTCTTCGCATGGCTTTCACATTTCTTGAGCCAACGCCTCGAATCATCATGTTTCTTGGATTTAACGCTGGCTCTATCTCCTGCACAACCCCTATCCAAAGCATCGTTGGGCTCAAAGGAGTTTGGCCATAAGTGGTTTCTTCCACGTAGTAGATGTGGGCTTCTTCGCCAGTGTAGACTGCAGACGCCAAATCTCAATCCTCCCTTTTTCTCTAAATCTTTTCATAACGATGTGTTATGACTGTGACTTCCACGCGCCAATAAGGCGGCTTACTGTTCACGTCTTCACCTTCAATAACTTCTTTAACATCCACGAAGCTGAGGGCGCCGCCTGGATTCTTCCGATTAGCGCGTATGATTCGTTCTATTTCCCGCCTCAATTTCCACCGCATTTCTTTTCCAGTTATACCCGTCTTATCAACGCTCCATCCTATGACTCGATAACGGTCGCTGTAGCGCACCCAGGAACCTCCAACATTGAGCTTTTCCATTGAGCCCTCTGCCAAACCCACTGTGACTTGAGCGTCGAAATCCTTGAAGAGTTGGCTGTTAAACCATTCGTGGCTGACGTGAACGGTTGCAGCTGTAACATCATCATCCTTGGTTAGCGAAATGTTGTTTTTTATCAGATTCATCAAGGTTGTTTTCGGGTCTTCAACGCTCATTATGTTTTCACGCTCCAGCTAAAATGCAAGTGGCAACAGAAACAAGCAATGGACCCCTAGCATTTGGACTGGTGAAGCAGCGGCCGTCAGGCCAAACGCTGTCCAAGACTGCGCCGTTGGAGAGGGAGCACCAGCGCATGAACTTAAGGGCATCGTCAATGAACCTAGAGTATCGGGTTGGGTCCACCTTGTCCATGGCTATCTTCATCAACGCAGCGTAGTGGGAGTATTCTTCGGGTGGGTTAGTGGCTTCGAACATGGCGTGATAGAGGTATCCGCCCCAGCGTCCTCTGTTCATTGCAATCATCTTGTCGAGGGCGTCAGAAATGTTCTGGGTGTGGGTTCTAGGCGTACCGTATTTGTCGTCCCAGTCTTTCAGTGCCCAAGCAACCAAAGCTTGGGTGTAGGTGACAACCTGCTTAAACGTGATGTAGACGCCTGGCGCTGTTTCGCTCTGCGCACCCAGTGGATACTCGGTTTGATAGTCGTAGGCGGTTGATCTCCACATGTAGTTGTCGATCCAGCTTATGATTCTCTCTATGAAAGGTTTAACCGCGTTGTTGTTGCTGTCTGTAACCATGTCACCATAAGCGTCTAGCCCACGGGTTAAGCCCAAGATAACTTCAGCCATGTCAGCGCTAAAAGCAACTTGCTCAACAACCCCATTTATCACCTGATTCCAAATACATCCAGTGGAACCGTCCTCTAGGCTTTTGAGGAAGGCCGCGGCCTCTTGCCAATCTGTCTTATATAAGGTGGTTAGGTTGCGGGCGTCATAGTCTGCCATGGCGAAGGCCATTAATGCTGCGCCGCTGTCCACTTTTCTATCCTCATACCTGTCAAAGGGCTTGTAGGGGTAATATTGCTGATACCAAGAGCCGTCCGCGTTTTGAAAAGCCACCATTTCGTCTAGAACGTTTTTAGCCAAGGTGTTTTCGCCCTTAGCCAGCAACGCCAACAACGCGTAACCTCCCTCATATGGAACAATCATACCGCCGGGATCAGCAACAGGCAAGTTAGTTGGCAGAATCAAAAGTTTCAGGTAGTCGAGTGGTATAGATGGTACCGATGTCTTCTCAGACGTGTTACGTACAAGGTAAGCGTCGCCGGGTTCATGTGTTGGAAATTTTTCTTTAAAGGCTTGGTTTACTCCCATTTTTTAGCCTCCTAGGATGGTTCCTTCGAAGCCTTGCCCCTCTCCTGCGGGAGCTGGAACGAAATGGATGACTTTGATGGTGATGGTTTTGGGACCTGTAACGTGTTCTGTGCGAAAGATGACGTAGGCGTTGCGGTCGGCTTCGCTGGTCATGTAGCTGGCCTTAACATCCTCATCCACGTAAAGTCGGTATATGGCTGAACACGTTCCGAAAGCGATGAACCCGTCCAGTTTGACGAGTTTATCTGCTCCAACATTGTAAGAGACAATTACGGTTTCTTCCCCAGGTGGCACTAACG